AGCTGGAGAAGATGAAACAACGAGAGCTTAGCCAGACTAAGTTCATCAAGTTCGTGGAAGCGGTGTGGCCGAGCTTCATTTCGGGTAGGCACCACAAGCGGATGGCTGATGCGTTCGAGCGAGTGGCGAATGGGACATGTAAACGGCTCATCATCAACATGCCGCCCCGGCACACCAAGTCAGAGTTTGCCTCTTATCTGCTCCCTGCGTGGTTTTTGGGTAAGTTTCCGCACAAGAAGGTGATCCAGTGCTCGAATACGGGCGAGTTGGCCGTTGGATTTGGTCGAAAAGTGCGAAATCTGGTCGATTCTGAGGTTTACCACGACATTTTTCCCGAGTTGACGCTCCAAGCGGACTCAAAAGCTGCGGGGAGGTGGAATACCAGCAAGGGTGGCGACTATTTTGCTATCGGCGTAGGGGGTACGGTGACCGGTAAGGGTGCAGATGTGCTCATTATTGACGATCCGCACTCAGAGCAAGAGGCTGCAATGGCCGCTAGCAACCCAGAAGTCTACGACAAGGTGTACGAGTGGTATACCTCTGGTCCAAGGCAGCGTTTGCAGCCAAGTGCGGCTATTGTTGTAGTGATGACGCGCTGGGCTCAGCGGGATTTAACCGGACAGGTACTCAAAAGTGCAGCACAACGATCAGGCGAAGATTGGGAAGTCATCGAATTTCCAGCCATTTTGCCGTCCGGTACTCCTCTTTGGCCCGAATTCTGGCCCCTACAGGAACTCGAAGCCCTCCGTACCGAACTTCCAAACGCCAAGTGGCAAGCGCAGTATCAGCAGAATCCTGTTGGCAACGAAAGCGCCATCGTAAAACGCGACTGGTGGAAGTGGTGGGAGAAGGATGATCCACCCCACTGTGACTACGTTTTGCAGACATGGGACACAGCTTTTGAGAAAACCCAGAGGGCTGACTATTCTGCGGGCACCACGTGGGGCGTGTTTAATCTAGACGAGGACCACGGTGCGCCGAACATCATCCTGCTCAATACATATAAGAAGCGGGTTGAGTACCCTGACTTGAAGAAGGATGTGCTCAAGGAGTACAACGACTACGAGCCTGATGGGGTGCTGATCGAAAAGAAAGCTAGTGGCGCACCTTTGATCTACGAACTTCGGGCAATGGGCATACCTGTGCAGGAGTTCACGCCGGGTAAGGGCCAAGACAAAATTGCCCGTCTAAATGCAGTCTCGGACATAATTGCGTCCGGGAAGGTGTGGATTCCCCGCACCCGTTGGGCGGAGGAGCTAGTTGACGAAGTTGCTTCGTTTCCTTCTGGGGAACACGACGACTTGGTGGATGCAACCACACTTGCACTTATGCGGTTCAGGCAGGGTGGGTTTCTTCGCCTGCCGACTGACGAGCCCGACGAGATTAAATGGTTCAAAGGTGGCCGCAGAGAGCGGTTTTACACGGTCTAAGGACACAAAGGATACATCATGGCAACAAGTTCAATGGACAAAGGTTTGTACGCAGCACCGCAAGGGCTTGAGGCATTGCAGTTACCCGAGATTGAAATTGAGATCGAGGGCATGGACGGGCTAGAGATTGACTTGGACTCAGGAGAGGATAACGACGAGGGGTTTGATGACAACTTGGCCGAGTACATCAGCGACAGTGTTTTGGACTCCTTGGGCTCGGAGCTTGTGTCGGAGGTTGACAAGGACCTGATGGACCGCAAGGACTGGATGCGCACGTATGTGGAAGGGCTGAAGCTACTTGGATTGAAGTACGAGGAGCGCACTGAGCCTTGGCAGGGTGCTTGCGGGGTGTTCCACCCTATGCTGACCGAGAGTGTTGTAAGGTTCCAGTCAGAAGCCATGATGGAGACGTTCCCGGCTATGGGTCCGGTGAAGACTCAGATCGTCGGGGCAATTGACGTATTGGCTGAGGAGTCTGCTGCGCGGGTTCGTGAGGATATGAACTATCAGTTGACCGAGGTGATGGTCGAGTACCGGCCAGAGCATGAGAAGCTGCTGTGGTCACTGCCGCTGGCGGGCTCAGCGTTCAAGAAGGTGTACTACGACCCGAGCAAAGGTCGGCAAACGGCGATGTTTATCCCAGCAGAAGACATCGTGGTGCCGTACGGCGCGTCTAGTTTGGAGGTTGCGGAGCGTGTAACTCACGTGATGCGGAAGACACCGAACGAGATGAAGAAGCTGATGGCCGCTGGGTTCTACTCAGATATCGAGCTTGGTGAGCCGTCGAACGAGTTGGATGACATTGAGAAGCAGAAAGCCGAGGAGATGGGCTTGACTGCCACACAGGACAATCGGTTCCGCATACTAGAGATGCACGTGGACTTGGACCTCGAGGGGTACGAGGACAAGGATGCCAAGGGTGAGATGACAGGTATCGCCCTGCCGTATGTAGTCACTATTGAGAAGGGCACTACGAAAGTCTTGTCCGTGCGTAGGAATTGGTACGAGGGAGACAAGCTGCACTTGAAACGCCAGCACTTCGTACACTACCAGTACATCCCCGGCTTTGGGTTCTATGGCTACGGTCTGATCCACCTGATCGGTGGGTATGCCAAGTCATCCACGATGTTGATTCGCCAGTTGGTAGACGCTGGCACGCTGAGCAACCTGCCCGGGGGTCTGAAATCCCGTGGTCTGCGGATCAAAGGCGACGATACGCCCATCGCTCCGGGCGAATTCAGGGATGTGGATGTGCCAAGCGGCAGCATCAGAGACAACATTCTCCCCCTGCCTTACAAGGAACCCAGTCAAGTTCTGTTTGCTTTGTTCCAGAATATCGTGTCTGAGGGCCGTGCGTTCGCGTCATCTGGCGACATGAACGTGAGCGATATGAGTTCAAACGCTCCAGTTGGCACCACTTTGGCCCTTTTGGAGCGCACACTGAAGGTGATGACGGCAGTTCAGGCTCGCCTGCACTATGCGATGAAGCAGGAGTTCAAGCTCCTGAAGGTCATCATTGCCGACTACACACCGGAAGATTACGCCTACGAGCCAGAGGGTGGTGGTCGGGACATCAAGAAGGCTGACTATGACGCGGTAGACGTAATTCCGGTCAGTGATCCCAATGCCGCGACGATGGCGCAGAAGATTGTGCAGTATCAGGCAGTCCTGCAGTTGGCTCAGTCAGCACCCCAGTTGTATGACCTCCCGCTCCTGCACCGCCAGATGATCGAGATTTTGGGGGTCAAGAACGCAGCAAAACTTGTGCCTACTGAAGATGATGCAGTTCCCGTGGACCCCGTGCAGGAGAACCAAGACCTCCTCACAGGCAAGCCGGTCAAAGCGTTTATCGAGCAGAACCACCCAGCGCATATTGCAGTGCACCAAGCGGCGATGCAGGACCCCAAGATTCAGCAGTTGATGCAGATGAATCCGCAGGCGCAGGCGATCATGGCAGCAGCTATGGCCCACATGAACGAGCATATTGCGTTCGAGTACCGCAAGCAGATTGAGATGGAGATGGGTCTCCCGTTGCCGACTAAGGATCAGAACAAAGAGGTCACCCCGGAACTCGCTGATCGGATTGCAATGATGGCAGCGCAGGCGTCTCAGAAACTACTGCAGCAGAACCAGCAGGAAGCGCAACAGCAAGCAGCGCAGCAGCAACAGCAAGACCCTGTTGTACAAATGCAACAACAGGAGCTACAGATCAAGCAGCAGGAACTGAAGCTCAAGGAGCAGAAGCAGAACGCCGAGGCACACGCCAAGGCAGCGCAATTGACCATTGAGCAGGCTCGCATCGAGGCTCAGAAGGAGATTGCGCGTATGCAGATTGCAGCTACTTCAGCTACAGCACGAGATCGTGTGAATAAACAGCAAGAAACAGACACCGCCCGCTTGCGCGTGGACATGTCGAAACATCAGTCACAGCTAGCCCACCAGCAGCGCCAGCAAGCTCAGCAGCGCCAGCAACCAAAACCTACCAAGGAAACTAAGTAATGGATCAACATCGCTTGCTCGGGTTCATTGCCCGAGAGATAGACAAATTGCGTGGTGAGCAAGCGAGTTTTCTTTCCGCTGGGAGAGCAGGGGACTACCCTGAATACCGGCACATCTGCGGGATCATCCGGGGTCTGAGCCATGCAGAAACTATAGTGAACGACCTCGTGCAACGTATGGAGAAACTTGAAGATGAGTGAATTTGATATCACTGCAGTGGACCTCTCTGGCATCCTGAACAAGGGTGCCGAGGAGAAAGCAAAGCAGTTGCCTGACCCCAAAACCTTTCACGTTCTTTGCGTAGTCCCAGAGGCTATGGAGGAGTTTGCGGAGAGTTCTGTGGGAATTATCAAGGACTCGAAGACTATGCACTACGAAGAAGTGCTGACCCCAGTGCTGTTTGTAGTGAAACTTGGACCTGATGCGTACAAAGACGCGACTCGTTTCCCCAATGGGCCATCGTGCGCGGAAGGCGATTTTGTTATCTGCCGACCAAATTCCGGTACCCGTTTGAAGATTCATGGCCGCGAATTTCGGATCATCAATGATGATTCGGTTGAAGCAACAGTCGAAGACCCCCGTGGAATTACACGTGCTGCATAAGGAGTAAGCAATGGCTAGATTTGGACAAGACGAATTCAAGTTTCCTGATGAAAAGGAAGCTGAAGCTAAGGGTAAACCCGTGGATACAGAAACGGGTGAGCTTGAAATTGAGATCGAAAACGACACGCCCGTAGAAGATCGTGGTCGCAAGGCTGCGCCCCCACCCGAGGACCCCACTGAGGACGAGCTTGCTTCGTACGACGAGAAGGTACAGGCACGGATCAAGAAGTTTACTCGTGGATACCACGACGAGCGCCGAGCGAAAGAAGAAGCCATCCGTGAGCGCCAAGCTGCGGAGACCTTCGCAAAACAGGTGTTTGAAGACAACAAACGCCTGCAGCAGCAGTTGGCTAGCGGCAGCGAAACCTACATCGAGCAGAACAAAGCCTCCGCGCAAAGTGATCTCGATGCCGCTGAACGTGGGTACAAAGAAGCCTACGAGGCTGGAGACCCCGACCTTATTGCTGCAGCGCAAACCAAAATTGCAAAGGCAGCACTGAAACTGGACAAGGCTGAGAATATGAAGCCTATTCCAGTCGAAGAGAAGAAGTTTGAGCCCAAAGATGACACACCGAAGCTCGCACCACGTACCGCTAAGTGGCTAGAGGCAAACGCAGACTGGTGGGGCAAGGACGAAGAAATGACTGCTGCAGCATCAGGACTTGACAGAAAGCTGCAAAGGCAGTATGGTGCTGACTATATTGGTTCCAAAGATTACTTTGAGACCATTGACAAAACAATGCGAAAGCGTTTTCCTGAGAATTTTTCGGATTCTCAGAGCTATGAGGATGATGAAACTCCTTCCAAAAAAGTTTCTGAACCGGAGGAGGATTACACCCCCGTCCGTGCAACAAAACCAGCTTCGGTTGTAGCCCCGGCTACCCGCAGCACACCGCCTAACCGTATCCGGTTGAAGGCATCCGAAGTAGCCCTTGCCCGGCGACTTGGGGTGACCCCAGAACAATACGCGAAACAGGTTGCTTTACTTAATAGAGGTTGAAAATGGAAAAGACTTTGGACAAAACTCAAAACCGTCTGGTTCGTGAACTGGACAGTCGTGAATCTTTTGCACGCCCTACTGCTTGGCGTCCTCCAGAGACGTTGCCATCACCGGATAAACGTCCGGGTTGGGATCATCGCTGGGTTCGTATTAGCATGATGGGACAAGCTGATCCTAGCAACACTTCTTCTAAGTTACGCGAGGGGTATGAGCCCTGCAAAGCAGAGGATTATCCTGAGCTATTGGTGCACGCTTCCACCGAAGGACGTTTTAAAGGTAACGTCGAAGTGGGCGGATTATTGCTTTGCCGTATTCCTGAAGAGTTTCTGACGCAGCGTTCTGCTTACTACGCCAATCAGAATAAGGCTCAGATGGAGTCAGTAGACAATAACTTTCTTCGAGATAGTGACCCTCGTATGCCCTTGTTCTCGAGCAAGCAATCGAAGGTCACGTTTGGTTCCGGTTCTTAAATTTCTAAGGAGTCTTTTATGGCATACCCCGTGATTGATGCCCCCTACGGGCTAAAGCCGATCAATTTGATCGGAGGTCAGGTATTTGCGGGTTCTACTCGTGAATATCCGATCACTAACGGTTACAGCACGAACATTTTCTACGGTGATTACGTAGGTTTGTCTCGCGGTGAAATCGTGCGCTTGTCTGTGTCTACTGGCACGGCTGGCAATCAAACTGGCATCTTCTTGGGATGCTCGTTTACCAACCCCGTCACAAAACAAAAGCAATTCCAGCAATACTGGCCCGCATCAACTGCGGCGGGTGATGCAGTAGCTATTGTTGCTGACGATCCTGACCAAGTGTTCAAGGGCGTTGTTTGTTCTGCCACTACTGCTGTTGCTTCTGGCGCTCGCGCCATGATCGGCCAGAATCTGGCGATGATCAACAACACCGGCAGCACCGCGACTGGTAACTCCAAGAACGCAATCTTGGCTCCAAGTGACACCCCTGCTACCACCTCCACCCTGCCCGTTCGCGTGCTGGGCTTGGTGACTGACACGGCTGTTTCGTTGGGAACTGCAACCTATACCAGCATCTCTACTGCTACTGTGACCTGTTCGGCCCTGCCGTTCGCGTTGCCAGTTGGCACTGATGTTGGCTCGTTGGATTCGAACGGACAATACATCAGTTCGGGTTCTTTTGTTGATACTGCCGCTTCTGCCGGTGCGACATCGTTTATTTTGAACCAAGCTCCCGTTGTTGCATTTGGTGCTAGCTCTACGCTCGTGCTTATGCAGTACCCCGAGATTCTGGTCAAGATTAACTTTGGTCAGCATCAGTATTACGCTGCCACCAGCATCGCCTAAGGAGTAACACAAAATGGCTATTTCACGCGCACAACTACTGAAGGAACTCCTTCCCGGCCTCAATGCCCTTTTCGGTCTCGAGTACGCTCGTTACGGCGAAGAGCACAAGGAACTCTACGAAGTGGAAACTTCTGAGCGTTCGTTTGAAGAGGAAACCAAGCTGTCCGGTTTCTCTGCTGCACCAGTCAAGAACGAGGGCTCTGCCATCGCTTACGACAATGCACAGGAAGCATGGACGACTCGCTACAACCACGAAACCATCGCTCTGGGCTTCTCCATCACTGAAGAGGCCGTGGAAGATAACCTGTATGACTCGCTGTCTGCTCGTTACACCAAGGGTCTGGCTCGTGCAATGGCGTACACCAAGCAAGTCAAGGCTGCTGCCGTTATCAACAACGGTTTTGCTGCCAACTACAACGGTGGTGATGGCGTTCCTCTGTTCTCCACTGCCCACCCGCTGGTCAACGGCGGCACTAACTCTAACCGCCCCACTGTTGGCGCTGATTTGAACGAGACTTCTTTGGAAGCCGCCGTCATTCAGATCGCTGCTTGGACGGATGAGCGTGGCCTGCTGATCGCTGCGAAGCCCAAGAAGATGATCGTTCCCCCGGCTCTGCAATTCGTTGCTACTCGTCTGTTGGAAACCAGCCTCCGTGTTGGTACTACCGACAACGATATCAACGCGTTGAAGAACAACGGTTCGATCCCTGAAGGGTATTCGATCAACCACTTCTTGACCGACACCAATGGTTGGTATCTGACCACTGATGTGCCCAACGGCCTGAAGCATTTTGTTCGCTCGCCTCTGGCGAACTCCATGGATGGGGATTTCGACACCGGTAACGTGAGGTACAAGAGCCGCGAACGATACAGCTTCGGCTGGTCGGACCCGCTCGGGGTGTTTGGAAGCCCCGGTTCGTCCTAAAAACGACCTAAAACGTCGTTTTTGAGTAAGAAAAGGCCCTTCGGGGCCTTTTCTGTTTGTGGGTAGCCCGATTACCAAATTCGTAATCCGTTACGAATTTACCTAATCTCCGTCCATTGTGGTACACTGGTGGCTCAACTTCAGGAGTCCCCATGTTTTATGTGTATGTGTACCGTGACCCCCGCCCCCTCAAGGCTAACCAACCGGTGTATGTTGGTAAGGGCTCAGGAGACCGGGATTTGTCGCATTGGTCTAAGGGTTCACATAACAAGCCGTTCCAAGACTTTATATCGCACCTCAAGCTACGGGGGCATGTAGCGTTGTGCGAACGCGTGTT